CGATACGATTGCGCCCTCCTGATCCATCGGGATCCGCTCGGTGCCGCTAAGCGGCAGTGTTGCATTTGGCCTTCCTGAAATCGTGGTGGATTGCGTCATTGCACCCTCTCCCTATAGTGCCCATCAGGGGGAGCGTAGTCGTTGCGCTCCCCCTGATGGTACGCCATGACCAGTCCAACAATAACAAGAAGAGTTGCGATAATCCATCTCGCAGTATCAACGGCGCCACTTGCTTGCGATTGCTTAATTAGCACGCTGCTGTCAACAGCGCTTGTGCGTTCGGCTATTTTTTTCATATCATCTCCCAAGCTGGTAACCGACTTTTCCATTCTATCCATGTAACTTTTAAGCTCGATTCTGTCTTCCTTCCGCGTTTCTTGATTTGTTCTGTGTTCGCTGGCTACTACGTCAGCAAGCTGCTCAACGGTGACTTCGACTCTGGCAAGCCCTTGCTCAACTCTGCTGATTCGCTCCTGCTGTCCGCTGAACACTGGATAAGCCTGGAGCGTGCCTGCACAGCATAGGGTCGATTGCCGGCCACCGTCAAGGATCAGGCCCGCTGCAGGGCCAGTGCTCCATCACCACTCCAGAAGGCTTTAGCAATAATCGGTTGTTCGGGATCAGTGCAATCAAGGCTTACATCACCAATAACGATTGTGCCGGCTAATCGGATAATTCCCGAAACGGTTGACTTGAAAATGTCGTAATCAGGAGGCAGTTTGTAAGATTGCAGGATAAGCCTAAGCTCAGCTTTTAGATCATCGTCTGTGTTGCTATATGCAAAATTAAGCATTTGCCATGCGCTTTGCGCGGTGCTTGTATCATCGGAGAACTGCAGCTTAAAGCTAAAGTCGCCAGTCCAATCAGCTAGACCGCCGGTACGCCTTTCGGCCTCGTCTGCTTGCGTTGTGCGACGCAGCATGTCGCGTTTCATGCTTGCGTTCCACGAGAATATGCTAGCAACATACTTGAATCCGCCGCCAAGATTGATTTGCGCTGCTCCATCGGAGCCAACAAGAACGGACATGGCTAAACGACTCTCGCAAGGAATATGGGAGTTGCGCCTGAGATCAGATTACTGCTGTTGGCGAATTGAAGCGTCTCCCATTCGTTGATCGTGCTTTGTACGATAATCCTAGTGCCGAGCGCAATTACGTTTACGTCTGGAGCAGCCGTGTTATATTGCGCATAAACTCCAAAATCGTTTGCCAGGCGCGTGGGCGTCCAAAGACTCCAAGGCACATTAGAACAGATTGGCGTGTAATCGGTGGAGTATGCTGGGTTTACTGCATTTCGACCGATTGGCAGCGGCGTCCCCGACCCTCCATTTGAAGCTCGGACAGTGTTCGGAATGTTGGCAAAAAATTGATCATCAGGTGTCATCCCTGCGCCATAGTAGCAATTCATATTGATTCCAGCGCCATGAAAACCGGGACTACCGACACCACGCAATGCTGAGCCAATGCTCAAGCATCGGCGCAAGGTTTCTTCGATGCTAAAATTAAGCAGGCCGACATAACCATTTGCGTTAGCGCTGACAGTAGTAAAGCCACTAATACAGCCCTTGCTTAAGTCTAGCCACGAATGAAGTGCTATATCTTTGTGCAAAAAAGAAAAAGGTTTTGATCTCGTTGTGGAGCCGCCAGTAGTCTGACTAAAGACAAACCAGCTTTGCTTTGAATCACTTTGGGACGTGAAGCGAGTCAGCACAAGGTCGGAGCCTGCAGAGTAATCGAAAATGTTCGTAGTGTTGCCGCTTGTGTTGCTGCTTGCTGGCAGGGTGTGCCAGTCGAGATACTGTGTGCCGGTAGGGACGTTTCCGCTCCAGCCATTCGTGGCAAGCGCAACGCCAATACCGGCATCACTAATAATGAAATAGTAAAAACAAGTACCAAATGCCTTGGCCGAATCGTGCTCAATTCTTAGGACGCGGCACAGCCTGTTCGAGTTTGGAGCAAAGCTATCGTACCATTCCGTCATTAGGCCGGCGTCAATTAGCGCAGACCGCAAGGCTGTAGCTACTCCAGTTCTCGTAAAGCCTGAGCTTACTGTGTACGCTTGCCTGGTGACAGCCATAATCGTGGGCGAAGTGCCAGTATCCGTGGATTGTAGCCTGCGATCAGGCTACAGGGGCCAGCCCTGACTCTAGCGCCAGGCTGAGTACACCGTCAGCGTTTTCCAGGGAAGGTAGCGGGATGGTCGCTAGCGCTATAGTCGACATTACGTTTGAAGTATTCAAGAGTACGGGAATTAGCTCAAGGTCGCCCCCGGCACTTCGCGGACCGTAGACGGATTCAAGTGTCAGTTCATAGATTAAATCTATCGTAACAGTAAAGCGGCCATTCTTTACTGGTTGCATGACAGGCTCTTTTTCGATTGCCCACGTTGTACCCGTAAGCCTTTTCCTGAAATTTGCGTTGTTCACGCCTCCTGCTACTTCTGCCGGCAGTGAAGCAAGTGGCCATATACCGCAGCCAGTACCCTTCCATGGCAGCAAAAGCGCAAGCGCTTCTGCATTAGTCATATTTTCATAAGTTAGCCTCCACCTGGATTCGCTAGGTAGTGAACCAAGAATATCTGGATACGACGCAGATCGAAAGCTAGACGTAATCACGGGGTAGCCGGGTAGCATTAGCTCCCAGTCACTTGGCGTATATGCTGGCAGGGTTAATTTTTGCGCTCCGCCCAGGGGCGGCACGGGTGGATTGGCTGGCAAGGGTTTAGCTTCAATCGAAAGTATTGTAATCCTTGAAATTGTCGGCCCTTCCAGTAAGGTCCAGGCAGCATTGTAAGAGGCGCCGTAGCCGCCACCGAAGGGATCGCTACCTTCGATTTGAAGCAGCGCCCTCGTCCACCGCCGGTAAGGCGTGTTAAATTCATCTGAAAACGGAAAATCGTTTACAACGCCGCCCGTCGTTATTGTATGCAGTGGAAACTTGCCGGATACCAGGGACAGCTCGCGGGTAAATACCTGGTCTTCGTCGCCAACAGTAACAAAGGTTTCGGTGGGCGAGACTATTTTGTAACCACCGCCAAAGATTCTGTATGTAACTACAATCTTTCCGCCGGATGGCCAATCTGGATCCACCTCAACCAGTCTTGATGTTAGCGTTGAGCCTGGCGACGTGGTGTTTATCGCATCATTGAAGACTGACGTAAATTCAGCGTTGCCGCTTCGGCTGTATGCGGGAAGCACGGATTCGTTTACGAGAAAATCATATAAGAACCGAAACTTTGAGTAGAACGCTTGCGCCCTTAGCTTGATTGGTATTTCGACGGTGCATCGCCCCGCCTTGACGGCTTTAACCCGTGGAGGCGCCGCAAAGTGCCAACTTGAACCGGGAAACGGCAGCGCAAGTAAGGTCTTCAGTTCTCCACTGGTGCCGGCCAGGATCTCTTCGGTTAGTGGTATCGACGGTGCCTGGGAAAGCGAGCCATAAATTCCATAGCTATCATCCCACACCTTGCAAAGCTGCTCTGCCTGCGTGTAGGTGATATTCTCCCAGGCAAGTTGCATCTTGTCGCCTAACGGCTTACTGCAAAGCCCCCAGTGAGCAGTGCGCCCATTGCGCATCTTGACGCGCTTTTGAGGCCAAGTGCCCATCGTAAACGTTCTTGCCGTTGGCACGATTCCCGGCAGTGCGTTAATAATGTTCATAGCTCGATCACCCAGTTTGCGTCGGTTTCGTACGTCGTCCAGTTTACGCCAAGCAAGCTAAAACCATTGGCGTTTGTTGGATGATAGAACGCATCAATAGTGACAACTCCCTCGCTGTCGATGCCAACTTTCTTTATCTCATAAACACGCTCTTTAAGCGAGCTGTCCCTTATAGCAAAGAAACAGTTTACGGGAGACGCTTTACCATCAAGCATGACGATCTCTTGCTCTTGCGGGTCATTCTCCATGTCCCAAGTTATTGCGCTATAGTATCCGTCCGCTGATGGCTGAGCCCATGGACGAGTTGAAACGATAGTTCCATTTTCTTGTATAAAACCTTGAAAGGAAGTGCTGTAACTGATAGCATCAAAATCCATAATAAAAAAGCTGCCAGAGCGAAGCTGGGCCGCCAGCGCGTCTGGCGTCGTCCTGAAGCTGATCTGGTGATCGTGAATCGTTACGAACCGAATGTAATAACATGCCGCATCAATCGCCTGCTTGTAATTCGTGCACCACCTTGAAAGATCAAGCGTTTTGACTGGTGCATTAACGCTAGTGCTTGCCATTCTTACCATTGCCACGCGCTCCCTGGCAAACAGTGGAGCTTCTGCGCCGGTCGATTCTTCTCGCCATTTGACTTGAACGATAAATGGCTGCCTGGTCATGTAGTCAATGCCATTCATCCTGAACGAACCTTCTTCGATATTGCCATTGTTGAACTGGCCCTTGATATCCAGTGGCGCATTGAACTCGACCGCTTTTTTGAGGTGGTAAACGCCACCCAGTTGCACCACTTTAAGCAAGTGCGCCAGGGCAGTTTCCGAAGCCCAATCGAGAATGTTTAGCGACTCGTCCTCTACTGCATCGTAAAAATACTCCCTGTCTTGGCACCATTGCGCCGCTTCCTGGAAGCTGGGCCTATCAATTTGCGCTAGCTGCGTGCGAGGAAAAGCGCCAAGATCGGCGCTTGTCATTATCTCACGCAACCAGTCTGGAAAAAGGTGACTCGCCCCCTTTGTGTCACCGTTTAACAATCTTGGCATTTCGTAGCCGTTATTGCAAAAGCCACTGAACGACTGAAGACTGTTAATCTCCAGCGATGCCATAATGTTTAAGCCTACTGGGCAAAGCGATTCGTAGGAAGGAATAACATCGAGATCGTCGTAGTAGTTGATTTGAGCAACTTCATGCTCTGGCGAATTGCCGATTGATGACTGGATGTTATCGTATGGAAACGCTTCTGCGAATCTCGCGTAGCCATCGAACATTGAATCAAAGTCCCAGTCGGACCAACCGTAGCCGATGTTCTGCGCTGGCTCAAGTTGCGCTATCTTGCGATGACTCTCCTCTGTTGGGTCAATAACATATCCAGTAGTGGTAACTGTAACACCCCCTGCTGTGCTACTGATTTCGCCGCCGCTATTCGTGTCAAGTACCACGATTCTGCTGAGAGCGCTTTTGCGAATTTCCCAGCTCGACACGGGCACAAGCCTGCGTTCCCATCTTTTGTAGGAAGCGAAGTTGGTGCGCAGATAATTGTAAACCTCTTCTCCTGTTACGCCGGCAATGGCAAAGGTTTCGGGAAACTGTGTCCAGGTTGCCCCGCGATTATCGCTGTATTCCAGCACAAACGCGCTGTACCTAAGGGTTTTGCATGTAACCTCGCTGCCGCTACTGGTGTAAACCGAAACAGACAGCACCCCGTTGGCATCATTGCCAGTCTGATTAAAGCCAGCTTTTGCATTTATGGCTTGTATCGTGGGCGATTCCCTGAAGCCAGTCATCCCATTTACGGTTATACCTACCCTGGACTTAATCAGTATCTCGCCAACCTTGAACGCTCTTACTGCACCAATCGACGCTACCGCCATGCGGAATACTTGCGATGCCATGGAGCACGTTTTATAGCGCTCCTCGGTGCCGTTAAGCATATCCGATATGTCGTCAGCAGGATCATGTTCAACGGGATAAATGTTTTCGTTCGTTTGAGTTGCAAGTGGGGGAGGATTCAGGAAGCCAGCCCCGACAAAGCTAACGCTGCCAGCCTTTACGACCCTAAACAAGTATGATACGCTGTTGCCGTTTCCAGCCGGCTCCTGCTCTGCGTTGCTGACAAAAACTGTCTCATTGGCATCTTCTGAAATTCTTTCTTCCAGGATCGCCCAGCAGGTTCCAATCCTGTAAAGCTCGTTAGGAATAAGCGCTGAATCGGAGGCATTCTGCAGCGCTGCAACAGAAGACGCGATTCCGCTCATTTGCTCGTCAAACTTAGAATTGTTATCATTGATTCTTGAATTGCTTGTATCAATGATGATCTTTGTATCTGCGTCAGTTCTTTTGTCGATAAAATACTTCAATGTGTCACCAATGCTCACGCTTTGCTCCGTAACGCCAAAGATGGTACTGACTACGTTCGTACCATTTCGCTGACGCAAGCCGCAGCGCGTTGACCAAATAATCTTCCCTTTATGCAGCTCGACAAGCGCTGCCGCGTCATCGTCGGTCCGCACCTTGTCGCTGCTGCTAATTCTAGCCGTGATCGTAGGCTGAATCGTTACTGTTGGCCGGCGCATCATCGCATTAGGGCACCAGCCATAAAGGCCAAATGCTCTGCTGGTTGACGGCGTTTCCGCCATGCAGAATGCTTGCTTGTATTGATTGCCGCCAATGCTGACAGCAAAAACATCTTGTCCGCCATAATTGCTAAAGTTTCCAATGTCCCTGTCTGCTTGCCTACCGGCGATCAAGTGGGAGCTGTCAATTCGCCCACCATCTGGCGAATAATAAATGCTGTACCTGGCTGAGCTGGTGATCGCAGAACCAGTGTAGGCGTAAGCGCCAAGCGTGTTATTGCCCAGTGCCCAGCCGGCAGGATCCCAAGCGTTGGCGGCCATGTTCGCGGAGCCAGCCAAAAATATAAGCCTCGCCATTTGCGAGCCCTTCCATGCTAGAATCTGCGACCAAACAAGCGGCATCGCTACGCGCACGCCACCTAGATTGTTCTCGCGTTTTGCGATGACGACTGGAATGAACTGCCCGATCCGCGCTGGTTCCTGGATCGAGTCAAACCCGAAACGCGGCGAAGATCGTTGGTTGCTTGTAATTGGTGAGCCGCTTTTTCTGGTGGCAGCTATCCTGGATTGCTGCTGACGCGGGAATAGCAGGGATGACAGTAATGTAAGGCCAACGGAAATTGCCAGGTTGACAAGCACCGGCACAAGCGGACCGCATACCGGGCCTTCTGCTGGCTTCTCTACTGATGCCTTGAGCGTAATTGCCTTCCATTGTTGATACACTTCTTCCGAAACGCCAAGGATCCCAGCGAGACGCTTTTCGTAGGGAAGAAGTGGGATCATCGTAAGCGATAAAGATTCATCTTGCTGCAAGCAGCAAGCGGGCCGACGATTAGGCGCCCGTAGTGGCGCACGGTGATCAGTGTACGCTCATCTGGCAGCACGCCAACCCCAAAGCTGTCGTCCCCCCGGTCGAAGCGGATCAGTGCGCCGACCTCGGGCTTCTCGATCGGTTCGGTCAAGCCGTGCCAGTCCCGTCGTAGGTCATCCCAGGCGCCGCCGTGCGCAGCCGCATACCAGCCCTTCATCAGTTCTGCCGGCCAGGGCAGGCCAAGCTCCTCGCGGGTCGCCTGAGCGGTCCTGAAGCAGCAGGCAGCTCGACCGTCTCTTGGATCGGCGCCAAGCCCCCAGGGCAAGCCAGACCATTTGCGCCAAAATGTCAAAACGTTATCCCTCCAGAGGATGGCAATGGCCCGACTTGAGCCGCCGTAAGTCTACGGGTTGGCGCGGTGCCAGTGACAAAATTGAGAGGATTCGCAAGCCTTAGTGTTACGACGGGGAAATTTTCGTCGGCATCCTCCTGGTCTGGAATTGCATCGGTATATCCAGGAGAGTCACAGACGCAAATAGTCGAACTTAGAAAGTTTAGCTCGGTCCATATTGGATAACCGCCCGCATTGTCAGGTGGCGTACCAACAAGCAAAACAGTGGAAACTTTAATAAGGTTGCGATCCTGGGCCGCCTGCCACAGCTTTGCAGTTGCTATAATGCTGCCAGGCGCGTTCAACTCAAGATCACCACTTTCGTTGCCATCGGTCGAAATATCGCCCGAAATACTGTAAGGGGCAAACTGATACTGCAAGCCATTGAAAGTTCTTGTTTCTCCAATGAAGTAAGGCTGATACCGTTGCGGCACCTGAAACGAATCACCGGAGGCAGTCAGGAACTCAATGTAGTGAGTAGCGTAAAGCATTAGATGTTCACGTAATCACGGGCATCTCTGCTATTTCGCATACGGGCAAGAGTCCTGGCTTCCGCTTGCTTAAGCAGGGTGGCATTATTCCTTCGCATCTGCTCCTCGGTAACCATGCGCTCGCCTTGTCGTTCGGTCACGGTGTAATCCAGCTCCAGCGGATCGGCTTGCCCGCTGAATTGGCCCAATGCAGCCGCTTTTTCCATGTCGCTGCGCGGCACTACCCTGCCGGTGACGCCAGGAAAGAAGAACTCTGGCTCTTTTTCGCCAACAACATAACCTTTGCCGGCTTGCGCTGTGCCACCGTTGGCAAGAAAACCGCCAAACGCAATATCCGTTATGTTACTTGACAATGCGTTGCCGAGCAAATTTGGCGCGGCGCCGGAAACCGCCGAACCCAACACACCGGACAGCGCTGAGCCCCCGCCCAGAGCGCTAGAGAAGGCCATTTGAGCGGTGATCGCCTGCAAGGCCATGCCGAATGCCGCAACCTGGCCAGAGGCCACCATGGAGGCCGATCCCAGCGCCTGAGGGCCGGCCACCTCCGCGCCGGCACCAAGCATCTTGACGAGTGGCCCTTGCTGGCCGCCAAGCAATCCGCCGAGTTGACGTTGCATCAAATTGCCGAGCTGCTGTTGCGCGGAGTCCGCAAAGCTGCCAGCGATGCTATTGAGCATGTCGCGGCCTACGTCTTGGATGCTTCTAGCGCCGCTTACAATATCAACCAGGCCATTTGTCAATGCGCCGGAGATTGCATCGGATACACTGACAATATCTTTTTCAAGATTAGCCCAGACAAGTCGTCGATCCTCAAGCCGCTTGGTATTGTCGGCCATTTGATTTGCTTTGCCAACATCGCCAGAAAGTCTCAACTCCTCTTCAAAGGCACGCGCTTCCGCTCCGATGCGGCCAGCACGCAAGCCAGCGCCAACAAGCCGAGTTTCGCGCACAATCTCCCCGGACCTTTGGTTAAATGCTTCTTGCCGTGCGACTTCGGCCCTGTCTTCCGCTACCTGAAGCAAGTCTCTTTCGTAGCCAATTCTCTCCCTAAGCCCCCTTGTTACAGAATCGTACTCCCCTTTCTGCAGTTTGCCTTTTTGTAGCAGTTCACTGGCAAAGTCTAGGCTTTGCTGCTCAAGCCTATTTAATTCTTCAGCAGCAAAAGCTGTGCGAGTTTTTTCTGCTGCTCTGCTTTGATCGTTGTCACTTAGAGATTTGCCGAGTTCGGCAATTTTAGATTCAAGCGCAAGTTCTTTAGTGGCACCTTCCAGTCGATCGCGCACTTCCCTGGTGCTCGACAACTGAAGCAGTAGGCGACCATTTTCTACTTGCTCTAATTTGTCGGCAAGTTGCACGCTCTGCAGTAGCTCGCTGTTCTGCTTGCGCAGCTCTGTTGCGAGCGGCTTAATGTCAGGCATCGCCATCGGCGCTGGCGCTGCTGGCAGTTGCGGCGATGCCGGCAGGATCGGCGGTGCCAGCGGCGCAGGAGCGTAAGTCGGCAGCCGTTTTTGCGCGATTGCAGGCCCAGCAGTATCCTCGAACCCGCCTTGCTTGCTAAGCAGCGAGATAAACTGATCGCCAATGCCAGGGCGGGCAGAGGATTGCCGCCGGTCAAACATGCTGTCCGTCGTAGCGGGCGCAGACGGCTGCAATGCCGGCCCTGTTACG